AGGCGTATCCATCTGTATTTAAACCCATCGGGTGCAGGTGGTGCATCTAGAGATGACGGGGGTGCCCATGGTTTCCTACGAGTCGCTTTCTCGCGGGATTGAGCAGCGCGTGGAGTCTTATTTTCATCTATTTTATTCATATGCCTACTCCTTCACGTATTTCGCATATTCTTCAAGTGGCACACCTAATTTTTTAGCTATTGCTACTTGTGATGGTGTGAGTCTCACTGTTTTGCGTCCAGACCTTGTGGTTCTGTTAGCAGAGGCAACGGTCTGAACGGGTTGTTTGCCTTCTTGAACCTCTCCCCCATCTTTAAATTTATGGGGAAATTCTTTTCGAAGTCTATTATCTATCTCATCATAATAATCATCAGAGGTAGGATCATACCCTTCTTCTTCCACAAGTTTCTTGTGAATACCAAAAGAAGCGTACGTCATAGCTTCATCCTTACCGAACCACTCATTTTTTTCAGCCCAAGCTTCCGCTTTAGGATCAGGTCTGGTAGGGGCCGTTACATTATTTTGTACAGGCTGGTCTCCTATTTGTCCAGTATTTTTTAGTGATTCTTCGTACTTTTTTCTTTGATCTTCTGTCGCTTTTATTCTCTCTTCTTCAATAGCCAACCTTGCAATAGCTTGATTAGCTGCTACTTGAGCATCTACATCTCCAGCAGCCATGGCATTTTTAAGTGCTATCTTTGCAGATTCTATTTCAGATTTAACACGACCCGTGAACTCATTAACATAGCCATCATCTAATTTATCAAACTTGCCTTGTAATTCGTCCTTTTCTTGTTTAACTTGTTGTGCAAAACTTAAAGCTTCTTTTTCTCTACGCTCTGCTTCACGAATCTTGTAAGTGAGTTTATCTATTCTTTTCTTAACACCCTCACTGTATTCTTCTCTTTCGTCTTTTTTTGTTTCTTTAGTTTCTTCAGTTGTATCTTTTTCTTCTACAACCTCAGTTTCAGTTTCTTCTTTTTTTGTAGGTTTTAACTCAACGTCAACAGATTTACCTGATGTATCTAATTCAACCATCAGTGCATCTTCTTTTGTTGATTCTATTTTTGCTGCTTCGGGCATGGTTATCTCTCCATGTTTAGTGTGTTACTGGTGATAAGATACTTTCTGGATCTTCAACTGTTCCAAGTATTTCATCATCATTAAGTATGCGTAGTTCTCCGCCTTCAATGTTTAAACGTGAACCAGCGTATCTGGCAAATACTACCCAGTCTTTCTCTTGACACCATGGACCGTTTGGAAAACGATCTTTATCGTTATAAGCGTCGGGACCAACTTTTAAAACTAATCCAACGTTAGTTGCGATTTGAGTTTCTTGTATAGTTTTATCTGAGAGATAGACTCCGCCTTTAGTTTTGCCTGCACCTTTGTGTGGTAATACTAAAATGCGCCAACCTGTAGGTTCGGGTAATTTTGATAATTCTTTTTTATTCTCTTCTTTTTTTTCTTCTTCTTTTTTCTTTTTCTGCACAGCTTTAGCGACGTGCATTGGTAAAATTAAATTACTCATTTTGCTCCTGTTTCTTTTTTAGCAGGTCCGTGAGTTCCTGTTCAATATAGTTTAATGTATCAAGTTGACCTAAATGATTTTGATATTCATTCCAATCTTTAACTTGATTACTAATTACTAACTGAGTTATTTGATTTTGTCTAGTCCTAATTATTTTGTAGATTCGATCTACAAGGTGTATTACATCCATTCTTTATTTCTTTTTAGTTATTAAACCCATAGCACCTTTTGCCCCCTTGATGCCGAAGCTCGCACTGCAGGCGATGTATAAGAGATGCTTATAGTAATCAGGGAGTGAGTGTAGGGCTTCAAATCCAGCTTTGATATGTGGTGTCCATCCAGGTATGAAGACCGCCACCGCTGGAACCAACAGGCATATTAAAATTAGCTCGTCTTTCCAGCTCCCTTTCATTTGATCAACAGCACTAGCCTCCCAACTAATTTTTCCTGCAATCTGCTGTTCTTTAATAGCCTTAGCCGCTTTAATTTCAGTAACAGCTAATTCTTGTTTTGCTTTCTTTGTTTCTACGAAGCCCTTGACGCCGTCAGCGACGACGCCAAGTAAGGGCTTTACTAATAAATTTAGCATTAGCCAGCCATTCCTGATATTACGGCAATGGCGATTGCAGCAATCACACCAGCTTTAATCCAGTCTTTCATGCCCCACTCGTTCCATTCTTTAATCCATTGCCATGTGTCTTTTAATAATTTCATGTTAACCTCCTAACATCCAAGACATTCGCCTTTACAATATTCACACATATTACCTCCTTAGTTTTCTGTTAGAGTAAAATCGGGTTCAAATAAAACATCATATTCATAACCTTCATTTATCGTCAAAACTTTAGTAAGTTTGTCCATTGCATCTTGTATATCATGTTCACAGTTTGCACAACCACAATGACAAGATTCACCGTTAGTATGATGGCACTCATGCTCGCAATTTTTACAAATAGTCATTAGTGTAAAGTTATTCTTTTAACTTCATAATTGTCAATGCCGTTAGCAAAGGCATCCATCATGACTTGAGTTTGCTCTGGACCTAATAAATTTAAATAAATTGTTTTTGCAACAACCATTAGCGAAGCACTGAGGACCATAGGATCATTAGGATATTTTGTTGCAAAATCAAAAGCATCATCCAAAATTTCTTTTGGACTAAGCTTTTTTTCTTTTTGTTTTTCTTTTTTTTGTAACATGTCCGCCTTTACTTGCTAAATATGTAGGCATCTTAGCACCCTTTTTCAACATTTGCGATATTTTTCTTGGGTCTCCAACTTTAACTCCAGGCTGTCTTCTGTATTTTTTTACTAATTTTTTAATTATATCCTTTGATAGTTTACCGTTTGCCATTATTAACCTCTTTTCGGTGCCAAAGATACCTCTGCTCGTAAATCTGCTATATCTTCTTGGCTTTGTATGCGTTCTTTGTCAATATTATCTTTTTGTTCTAGTTTTTTACCTTCAAAATTAAGTTTTTCTAGGTCTAAGTCTAGTCTTTGTTCTGCTAATTCTCTATTTTGCCTTACTTCTTGCGCTCTAAGCATTAATTCTTGCTGTTTTAAGTTAATTAATGGGTCTTTTTCGTCTTTATTCATCATTTCTTGCTCTTCATTTACCATTTCATTAGTTAATTCAGTAATTCTTTGTGCAATTTGAAGTTCATTTTGTTGTTGAAACTGTTGTAAAAGCTCAGGAGGCAACATTCCACCCATTTTTTGTGCTTCTTGCTCAATAAGTGGTGCATTTTTCTTTGTAATCTCTTCTCTCGCTAACAATGCAACGTGTTCAGAGATGTGTGCCTGTAATATACCCATGGTAGGTGGGTTATTTGCAACTAAAAAAGAACTCATGAAAGCTCTATGAGCATCTATGTGTGCTTGATGTGCCTGACCAGGAAATGCTTTTAATGCTAACATTTGTAATGACTTGGCGTTCTCCATTCCTGGATCTTCAGGTTGAGGTTGTTGAGGAGGAGGTAAAAGCATATCTATGTCCCTGACCCCTAATGCTTCATACATTCTTCTGTATGCCTCATGTAAGTTGTGCATCTGAGGGTTGGACGACGCCATTTGTAATTGTGTTTGCGCTAGAGTAACGCGCTGCGCCATAGAAAAAATGTTTGGATCAGATACTGGGAGTATGTCAATACGTTGGTCAAAATCTTGTTGCTTAATAATTCTGTTGCCACCACGTATAGCGTAAGGATACTCAGGAGGTAGGCTCTCTGCAAACACTCTAGATAATAATTTAAATTCAACTTTTTGTGCGTAATGTAATCTTTTATGTATAGCGTTCATCACTTTCGTGCCGCGTTCCATGATAGCCATTGTTGTTCCGACTGGGTTTGCCTGTGAACCTTCGCCCATTTTATTATCTGCTATAGATGCAAATCTTCTACCTGCGTCTACCACAAATCCTAATAATGCAAAAAGAGTTTGACTTGGTTCCTTGTAAGGAATCAACATCAAGGATTCACGGATCGCGCCACCTGGTGCATCCACGTCCCTGAACTCTCCTGGTTGTAGAGGTTCATCATCATCTCTGACTCGCAGTCCTCTAGCTTTGAAACCTGCTGGTAAGTTTGCTAAAGTTCCTGCATCAATGAGTTGTCTGAGGGCTGATGTTGCAGTTCTTGATAATCCGCCAAGCATGTGTATGAGACCAAAACCGTAAAAGCCAAGGCCAGGCAGAAACTTGTAATGAACAAAGTATTGAATCTTTTTTCGTAATAAGTCTCCCTCTGCATAGTTGCGATAGATAGATAAGACTTTTCCAGAACCTTCATCAACAGTGACCACATAAGGTAATTTAATACCAGTTGGTTCGCCTGTTGTCGCGTTCTTATCTTCGAAACCTGGTATGTCTAAATCGCAATGGAACTCTAACAACACAATGTCCTCTGCATTGTATGTTTCTGTTACACCATCTAACTCATCATATTTTTTACTAGCATCATTTTTGTCGACAGGGCTTTCAGAAATATCTATATCACGATACATACCTCCGACTTGTTTCTTGCGAAGTTCATTACCCATAATTTTAACGACATGAGTTATTCTCTCACAAGACTCCATGTCTGTCGTATTGTATGGAATAACGACATCTTCTGCTGGTACAAACTTTGATACTGCTCTGCCTCTTACGGCATCATAATAAACTTTTTTAAACGAACTACCTGCAAGTGGTAAATGAAATAACATTTGATCTAACTCTTGATCGTATTCTTCCATCTCATAAGATAGCTGATAGTTCATAAACTCTTTGACACGTTGTGCTTGTTCTTCTACTTGTGGATTTATCTCACCCACAATCTGTGTTCTCACAGGACCCTCTGGTGGTAATAATTCTTTATAAGCTTGTGCTTGAAATTGTGTGACTGTTTCTGCAAGTAAAGGATGTGTTACACCACTTGCACCTGCAAAAGGTTTTGATCTATCCTCGTATTTAAATCCTAATAAATCTAATCCGTCTGTGTAAGATTTTAACCAGTCAGATCTTGCATCTTTATCATATTCATAATCACTCATCAGTCCTGCAGCTAAAGATTCTAATTCATCTTCAGTTATTAACTCTGCAAGGTTTGCATTAAATGCTCCTTGTTCCGAGGTATCTTCTGCAGGGTTAACGATCGCTGAACCGTCGTCTAAGATCATCGCATCACCTTCCATTAAAGGTTGTTGAATTTCTCTTGCTGAATCAGGTTCTATTTTAATATCAATCTGATCGTCTGGATTATTCTTTTCTATTGCCATTATCTAATTCTTTTTGTTAGCTGATTTATATCCATGATACCACCTTGATTCATTTCTGTAAATCTACCTTCTTTTCTTGGAGTTTGAATTTGATCAAACATTCCTCCAGGTTCAACAAAAGATTTTTCTGCAGATGTAATATATTTAGGTCTAAATTCTACTTCTACATCATCTCTTTGACCAAAAGTATTATTCTCTACGTACTTTGTTCCTAGATATTTATCAAACATAAAAGGTGTTGCTTTAAATGTAATACCATCAGGTGTTGTTATGAAAGCCCCTTCATCAATTAAAGTTTTTTGACTGACTCCTGGATCAAAAACCATGCTTAAAGGTAAAGGGTTCTCAATTGTTCCAAATTCTTTTTTACTTACAAAAGACTTTATAGTTCCCATGATACCCTCAGGTTCATCTCTTACAATTTCTCTAACAGGTATTTCTTCTTTTTTGTCTCCCACTAAAGTTCCATCACGAGTTCCGTCTTTGTAACCCATGGGTCTTGTCATGAAATTTATATCCATCATGCCTCCTTGGTTTTTACCCATGTCCTGCATGAGTTGTTCATATTCTGGTGTGCCTTCTTCTGGAAGCTCACCGCTACCCATTGTTGTAGGTATTAATAAATCCATGCCAAATAACCCTTTTGGTGCAAGAGTTAAAATAGCAGTCAGTAATTTCCTAGCTGCAGGAGTATTACCCATTTTAACTAGTTTATCAACTTGTGATAAACCAAATTTAATATTTAATTTTTGATCTGGTTTTATATTTTTATTGGCATCAACTTTGTCCATAGCCTTAGTTATTTTTTTATCTTGAATCTGTGGGTTTTTAACACCCACTGCTGTGTCTAAATCTTTAAATACA